CTGGCCGAAGGGAAACCTCTGAACCAGTCACATAGGGGTCTTGCGGCAAGGTCTTCTTGCCGTCTGCCGACGTGATGGTTACAGGGGGCTTCCGTGACCGCGCCACCAGTTCCAGGACGATGGACATGAGGTCATTGTATTTGCTATAGATGTTTCGGACTGACTCGTAAACGCTTTCCCCTATATCCTTGATGACATTTGCCGTAGCCATAGGCTGAATCATGGGCATATTGCCCACCAGAATCATGTATACAGGGACTCTCACGCTGCCGTGCGGCGTCGGGGGCTTCAAGACTTCTCTAGCTGTTACGACGGTGTTTATCCAACCGTTATAGAAGTCGTAAACATCGAATCCTTCCCGCTCCACATCAGTTGAGCCGTCCATCTGGAAAGGTTGCTGTCCCACACTGATGCCGTACTCATCCTGTATCTGCTGACGGGTCTTTTTGATCTTGTAACAGGCCCATTCCAGGCCATCGGCGCCAACCCCCCAATGGACGTTCATGGAGTCCCAAGGGGCAACATCCGCATAAGTCGAGCCGTCAGGCCGTTTGGCTAGCAAACAGCGTCCTGAAAGCATCCCTCCGCGAACACTGACGAAGAAAGATAGCTGATTCCGCAGCTTTGGTTGGAGCATCCGCACCAATCGCTCATCTGCGGCCCGCAGCAAGCCCAGGAACAACCTCTCTTTGAGGTTATCCACCTCTTTGGGGTGGGTCCTGTCATTGATATGCTCAACCCGTATCATAAGTTGGGCTTGTGCGAGCCATGCAATGACTTTGTTGGCAAAGTTGCGTGGCTCATTTGATGTGTAAACCGCATAATCCATGAGGCTTTCGCCTGACACAGGGTCGGTGTTCACGTGGTCAGTGAGCCTGTAAAGCTCGTAGTCGCTCTCCATGCGGTCTCGGAGAGGCTGCACATCCACTTCGTGCTGGTCAACCATCTTGACGATTTGCTCAGGGGTCGGCGGACGTGGGAAGGACGGCATCAAAGCCATCCCCTGGTCAAAGCCGTTGCCGTTTGGGGAAGCGGCAGGAGCAGGAAGGGCCATCATGTCTGGCATCATGCGCTTATCTCCGTGTCACCACCCTGGACCGCTGTCCGCCTGCTCTGATGATGCGTCGGGCATACCCTCCGTGGCGTTGCATCACAAACCTCTGATTGTCCCCGTCCACCAGCTCAGGCGTGAAGTCGGAAAGGATATATCTTTCTGCGTCGAGGAGGTGGAAAGTACTTTTGTCCTCAATGTCGTCCGTCGGCTCGTATTTATCGTTCAAAGCATACGAGTAAGACAGCTTTTCGTCAAGATACTTCTGCAAGTCATTGAACACAAACAGCTTATTGAGCTTGTGAAGGCCATACACCCTATCTATGCCAGTCGCCACGTCGTGGATTTTGGGTTCCTGGATGAACCAGCCGTTGGCCCTGTACGCCTCCCGTATCTCCTCCTCTTGGTGGCTGCCGCCAGCCCGTTTCATCACGTTCAAGCCCTCGGTCAGCCGTTTGAACTCCTGCACATGCTCCCTGGTAGACCGTCCAGGCCCAGGTTTGTACTCATCATAGGCGTAGAAGTATCCCGTGGCGGGGTCCTGGGCATAGAACATGGCTGCGGGGTTCGCTGTCCCGAAGTCGTGGCCGACGTAGTGGGGCCAGGCTGCGGGAATGGCGAACCGCTTTATCTTGCAGGCGGCCTCATCGAAGGCGTCGTAGACCAGTCCAGCGGGCCGCTCGAACTTCCCCTCGTAGAACATGCGGAACTTCCATCCAGGCATGGTCTTCTTGGCCCGCTCGAACTCCTCCGGGGGGAAAGCGGGATTGGCCGTCGAGGGCCAGGAGATGACTTCAATGCCACTATCTGGCTCTTTTGCTCTGTCAAAAAGCTCAGTCTTCAGCCAGCCCAACAGGTAGGGCGTCGTGGGGTACAGTATCCGCCCCTGGTGGATGCTGAGGCGTCGCAGGAGAGCCTCTCGTGCCTCACGGCGGAACTGGCGTTGCCCCGCTTCATCGGCCACAGCAGCCTTCGCCGTCGCCGATTCAAGGCTTTCGGGGTTGGTGGCCGTGCCGAATATCACCCGTGTCTTGCCTACTGTGAACTCAAACACCTTATCAGAGTCACGATAGCGGCCTTTGTGCTGCATGTGCTGAAACACGTCCAAGAACTCAGGTAAGAGCTTCAGTTGCATGAGGGGGTACGTGGCCGAGACCATGAGATAGTCGCCCTCGCCCCGTTCCGCTATCTCCCTGTCCATCCAGTCCACACCTACTGAGGTGTTATGTGTTGGCACATAACCATAGCCAGCCAAATACATGCTGGAAGGACTGCTCACCTGAATACACTTCACTGGCATAGATGCAATGGGGACGACGGCAGTTATAAATCTGCGGCGCACATCTGGGCGATTGACCTTCGCCTGTCTTACCAGTTTTCTGGCAATTGTAAAAACAGGCAACGTGGTGCAAAAGTCAAAAACGGTGGTGTCTTTAGATGGAATCCCATTACAAAGTGGCGTTTTGATTCGACTACGCCACTTGATGCCAAGCGAGGAGAGCAAGACGCCAAAGCCGTAAGCTAACAAAGGTTTCACGCTCGACCACTCACACCGTCCATTTGGAGCGCAATATCCATCGGTGTCCATCAAGCCTCTTAGCAAGGCCATGCGTTGGTCGTAGGAACCCCTGAGATAGCTGTCTGGGATATGTTTGTTGTTCAACACCCCAAGGGTACGAAGCCGCCCTTGCAGCGTGTTTGCCCGACTTGCAAGGCTTCCGCTTGGATGTCCTCCGCCCACTTGATAAGTCTGAGCTTTGCCTGTGTTGGGGGATGGTCGGGCATGGAGACTGTAACCCTCTATAGTGATGCCAGCCAATACCTCCTCGTCCATAGTTGTTATATTGGAACTTGCAGATGTGCCGTCTCCAAGCCAGCATCCTAAAGTGTAGGGCTGGATTGGATAGTCTTTTGCTCGATAAGTAACAGGCTGGCAGAGGGCTATAGAGTGATTCGTTGACTCATTGAGCGCCCCTTCTCTTGAAATAAGGGTGCGGCGAATGCCATTTGTGGTAACAACACTAGACCGAGGATGCCTGCGCTTTTGCAGGTATGCCCAGCCAGGCACAGGGATTTTGACTTGTCTCGTCTCATTTTTCCTCTGTGTGGCAGTCTGGGTCTTCCAACAATGGTCAGCATCTGCAATGAGCCAGGCCCCATCATCAAACTCTACCCTGAAACATCTCCGTCCATACTGGATTTCGGTGGCAAATATCACTTGGCACTCTCTGCCACCATCGTCAAAGACCACGTCGCCAGGATGCAGTGATTCCATGCTAACAAACCCGTTAGGGGTTGGAATCGGCGTATCTATGGCTAAGGCTTTTCCACTTTGAACTCCGCTAAGCGCAAGTATCTCCCGTGCCTTGGACATCATCACGGCTATCTGGCCGTAGTGCATGTTGTGACGCATCTCCCCGTTCGGAAGAAGCTCACGGTAAGGGCGAACAGCAGGAACGGTGGTCATCGCTCTTCCTCTGCCTTCATCCTCTTGATACTCTTGACAGCAACCCTAGGTATGGTAACAGAATTGGTCATGTTCCCACTGAGGTCTGAACGGCTCTGCATGAGCGTTATTGACGTGCGGGCTGACTTCAGTAGATAGCCCACCGACCTACATTGGTCGGGAGCCGCAGATGCCAAATACGCCTCTGGCGGACGCCAGCCACCATCCGTAATCGAGTCCAACCACTCCACCTCAACTATCGGGTACTTCTTCACGACAACTCTCCGTCCCGCAGCATGGTGTCCAACTCCTCTTGCTTCTTAGTAGCCTGCCTCGCCATCTCCTCCATGAGCGGCTCCCCTGTGTGTGGGTTGATTTTTGGTACAGGAATAGCCTGTTGTCGCAACCTAGCCATGGGCTTCGTGGGCTGCTTTTTGTCGGTTACTGTAGTAGGCCATCAGTGCCCAATCCTCTCCATCGTGTGCCTGTACCTTTGCACAGTTCGGTCTTTCAACGGCGGCACTAACCCCGATAGCTCCCTGGCATACGCTTCCCTGGTCGCTTTCATCGTCTCTTCGTTCCCTTCCATACCTCCATTCTTCCACCACGGCTGTTTGGAAAGATACCTCTCCCACCACATTCTGTTACGGTTCCTCTCTTTTGAAAGCG